GCTTTAAATAGAGGGCTGTTTTTGTTAATTAAATTAGCTAGCCTTGTCTCTAATAACTCTGAATTAACTCCGTCCGCTACGATCTCATCTAGCATTGGCTCTTGAAGTTGGGTTGTATCTATGGTTGTAGTTGTATCTGTCTCAGGAGTTTCTGTTTCAGGAGTTGGTGTTGGTGTTGTTTCGATCTCTTCTGCAGGTGGTCGAGTTGGTTTTGGTCTTGGTTTTGGTTTTCCTCCGCCTCCTGAAGATGGTGTTGCTGTTGGTGCTGGTGCTGGTTTTGGTTTTGGTGCTGGTTTTGGTTTTGAAGTATCAGCACCCCAGTCTTTATAGTCGACCCCTAAAGGTTTACTGCTAGCGGGTGCAGGAGCCGTTGGAGAACCTGGAATTCCAGCTAATAATTTTTTTCCTGCATGGACCCACTCATAATCTCCCAATCCTCCAGCGTATGTTTCTTTAAACCCAGCAGCTCTTAAGGCATCTTCTTTGGCTCGCAACTCCTTCTCTCTTTCTAGTTCCATCATATAGTCAGATTCGGGTGCTAGCTTAGGAATTCCATATGACATCTTTTTATTAGGTGATCCTTTTACAGCATCCCTTCGTCTAAGAAGCTTACGCTCTTCATCTGTTACATATGCTAAGCTTGTCCTGCCGTTTTTTACTGGAATTTTCATCGTCTAATGCCTCTAAGAGAATAATTAACAACCGCCCCTTGAAGGGTTATTGGTTTATCGTAAATGGATTCGTTTTTAATAATAAGTCCCATGTTGGTTCCTATACCGTTTATTTTAATTCTTTCTGATGCAACAACTGTGACTCCAGTAGCGTCATTAGATATATCAGCTGCTGTCCATTGGTCCGCTGTAACAGGTACAGTGTAGCTTGATGCTGCTGGTGAAGTACGTGGGTCGTATGTGCCACCATAATCAAAGCTTGGCTGAATAGTAAGTGATGTAGATGTATCAGCATTAACTTCTAGGTTTATATCTCTAAATCTTTTCTTAGCTTGTGGTGATCCATAGCTATGATATGAGGTTCTAATAAATGATGGTACTGATTCACCATCAAAGCTAGTGCCTGAATCAATCTTTCTTACATAGCCGTCTTCAAACCCACCGTATACAACTTCAAATCCATTCTCATCTTCAGCAGAGCATACAGAATATAGTTGATGCTTTAAAGTAAACGGCATGATACCTCTATTCTGTCTATTAATATAGGTCATCGTAACACCTGTTTTATCATTAAAGAATAAACGGTATTGATTCTTTGCTCTAACCTTTACAGAGTTTATAGCTTTTTCTTTTTGTTGCTGCATATAAGGATCAATAGCATCAGATGCAACAGCTGCTTGGAAGTCACCAAACGCTTGAACTGTAAATATAGAAGTAAGTCCTCTATCATCTAGAAAGAATGTTTGATCCATTTTTTGCAATGTATAGGGTATAGCTCCGGTTCCTTGATGGAATCTTTTAAGAGCCCAGTCCAGAGCTGAAGAACCATACAACATAAAAGTTTCATTTCTGGTAAAGATAGACATCACATCGTTTACTTCTGTTGAGAATCCTGACACAACATCGCCAACAGAAAGCTCTGCAGCTCCAGTTATTGCACTCCATTTGTTAGGCGCTGCAATACTTGAATGTTGAATAGAACCGCTTGGAAAAGAATAAAATAAATGTTTTGTGTGAGCTATAACATGCTGTGGTTTATCTACAGATGTACCTGTGCTTATCTTTGTAAACGTAGTGCCATCCCAAGAGAATCCCTTGTCAACAGTATTGACACCATACATAGTAATGCCAGACGTGTTACCCCTAAAGTTATAGTTTATAAACTCATACTTACCGTCAGGATTAATTGTTTGTGCATATACAGTGCCGTTAGCTTTTGCTACAGTAACGGAAGTTGGTTGAGATGCTCCATTAACTTCAGCTCTTTTAACCCCACCAACTGTAATATCTTCTCCATCAGTCCATGTCCCACTGTTGTTCTTTACTGAAAAATATCCAGCAGCTGTTCCTGCTGCAATAGTTCCGGTAGTAATAGTAACACTTGTTATTTCAGCAGTCTTTCCAGATGTTCCACCAGTAATGGTATCTCCAGCACTTATTTCTATTGTTCCTACATCGAAAGAAAGAAGTGGCATTTGAAGATCTTCATCATCTACAAACGTTCCAGAAATATTAGTAAGAACCATTGTTCCTGTAGCGCCTGTTTCCCACAGCCCATAATAGCTGATACCCTGAAGGTCTCCGCTTGCTCCACTAGTTGCACCAACTAAAGTTGTTGGGGTTCCTGTATCTCCAGGAGTAGGCTCGCCACTTGTAGTAGTACCATCAAAGTCTAACGCCTCACCAAGATCAACTTCTGTCCATCCAGAAGAAGATGATTTATACATTCCAGCGGTTGCGCCACCAACTTTATTTCTAAAAGCATATATGTCACCTTGATAAACCCATACGCCTAAAACAGATCCCTCTCCTGGAACTATATTTATTATACTTCTTTGGTCTTCTATAGCTTGTCTAAGTTCTGGAATAAGAGAAGCTTCAGCACTTGCATCCCTTAGTACAGGAGGACCAAATGCAACTGATGTTGCGTAAAGACCCATTAGCCAACCCTAATAACAGATAGTTGACCGTAGTTTAAATAAATATTTTGACTGCTCCCATTGTCATGTTTAATTCTTGGATACACATCAGTGTATGTGGTATGCCCAGTGCAATCTATAATACCTGAAGCAACAAAAGTACCAACGTCATTTGCGTTAGTAATATATTGAATTGCTTTGATTGCAGGAACATCGACTGTTGATCCTCCAGTGTTATCGGTAGATACCATAGCAGTCCATATAATATTTGCAGTAGCTGCTTGCTTTATGTATAAAGACATATTTACCAAATAGAATCCTTTGTCATATATCCTAATTTGGTCATTAGCAAAGTCAGCGTCAGCTCCAACAGTAGTTGAAGAAACTGTGCCAGTATCTTGAGCCACATCAGACCCTGAAGATCCTGCAGAAAAATCTACCGTTACTGTTGTTCCATTTGCAATTGCTTGAACTGCGGTAGTTCCATCTCCTGCTGCATTGTTTATGCATCCGTATCCACCCATACCTGATTCAACATACTGCCTTAACATCTGCGCAGTGATCGCTCCAGTGGTGTTGTCTGCAAAACTTGTGCCTGTTAAAACTGCTCTAGTTTTTCTTAAGGCTGTAGGTGTTCCCATTTAATTGTACTCCACATTGAATGCGCTTCCGAAAGCGCTGTCTGAATTTAAAAATAGCAAGGTTTCACCGTCTTGCAATGTTCCACTTGTTACTACAAAATAAATATATCCTTCTGCATTTGAGGTAGCAAAAGATCCTGCACTAGAATCTCCAGTAACATCCTCTATACTAACTTGAAGTATTGTTCCAGTAGCGCCACTTGTTTCACCCTTTACCATATCACCCGTAGCTGGAATCTGAAGACTAAAAGCTGAGCTATATGAGCTACTAAATACACTGTACTTAGATGTTCCTAAAGTAAAAGGTATTCTATAATATACAACTTTAGAAGGAAGTGTTTGACCATCTGCTCTCTCATATCCATCTAGCCTTTGGTATCTACCTCTAATATCAACTTCAAAGTTGTCAGCAGATACGCACTCGCCAGGATTTATAGATAAAGCAGGATCAACAAGGTTTATTCCACCAGTAAATGGAAAATACTTTGACTGAAGTCCTGAAGGAGCTAAACGACGATTTATTAATTTTGTCATTCTGGCCTAACTGTATAGTTAAATAAGTCTTGCACCTTAGAGAACCTTCTATTCTTTTGACCTGGAAGTTGGTCTGACTCTAGCTTGTCAAGCAAGTCTTCAAAAGAAGCCAATGCCCCGCTAAGTATTTCAGGAGCATCTTCATTCTCGCCATAATATATTTTTGCTCTAGCAATAATCATATTGTGAAATCGTGGGGGAATAGAAGATATATCTGAATCTGCTGCTAATTCTGTAGGAACCCTGTAGTATTCCGTAGATATAGTTGTAGTAGAATCTGGGGTAGGCCAAACATCTATAACGTTATCAGGTTTAATAGAAAAAACTTCTGGAGTTCCTGAGTCTATTACACCAAGCTTGTACTCAAGTCTATATTGCTCCCAATCCATAAAGTCTAACTGTTGATAGTCATCTGTAGCTTTACTAAAGACAATAGAGTCTAACTTCCAATTGCCTAAATTTGCTGGCGAGGTTAGAGTGGACACTCCAACTGAAGGGGTTATAGTTGTTTCGCTCCAAAGATAATCCCAGTTAAACC